CCAATACGAAGGGAACTACGATGAGTGAGATACTGAGTGCAATACAGGAGTTGAGGGAGAGCTTTGTCAAGCAACGGAAGAACGCGCCGGTTGGCATCAGGAGGATCTGGGCCGGTGAAGAACTGATGGATATCATCGCCGAGTTGCCGAAAACAGGCACGAAGCCAGTTGTCGAACTCAGTTGTTTTGCCATGGGAATTGAGATTTTGCCGAGAGAGCGATTTTTCCCGCGCGGGTTTCCTTACCTGGGAGCGGTCGAACTCGATGACAAGAAGAGAACGATCAAATTCATCAGCCGGGAGACCAGGCATGTCTGAAGCCAGGGAAAAGCGGAACGCGCGGATTAGGAACTGGTACACGGATCTTCGCAAGAAGAAGAATGTGAGCGAGAACGATGCGATCGATGCGATCTACAAATCGGCCGAAAACGTCCTTTGGTGCCTCACGCGGGATACGATCCGGCTGATCGCGACATACAAGGATTACGGGAAGACGAAGGCGCAGCGGGCCCTGTCTCCTAAATTTTAGGATGCGCAACAGTGCCGAGGAATCTATATTTGTCTGTGCCAGATTGACCCTCTGGCCTTTCTCCTCCTTACATGAACCCGCTATCGCCGCGGCGGCCGTAGCGGGTTTAGACTATCTAGTCGTTTGTCCACAGGTTTGTAATGGCAGCCACGAAACGAAATCCCTCTCAGATTGAAAAAGACCGATTGAAGATCACAGACCTCCGGTTGCAGGGACTCACGCAACGGGAGATTGCTGCTCGGCTGAAAACGACACAGCAAATGGTTGCGTACGATCTAAAAGCGATCGAGAAAGAGTGGGAAGAAAGCAGAAACGAGCTGATCGACAAACAAAAGGCCCGCGAGCTTGCCGTGCTCAACAAGCTCTATCGCGAGTCGATGCGTAGCTGGAGAAAGTCGCTGAGGAAAGCAAACGGCGGCCCCCTGGGTGATGCAAAATTCCTTCAACAGGCCCTCCAGTGCAGCAAAGATCGCCGGGAGTTAATGGGGCTTGACGCTCCGAAGCAGATGAGGCACAGCGGATTTGTCGGAACTTTCGATCCCTCAAAATGCACACTGGAGCAACTTGAACGCATACGCAACGGCGAGGATCCAGGATTTGTCCTCCAGCAGAATACAAATTGACGATGCGTTGCGCGTGCGAGCAGCCGCCGAGCTTGAACTGCGCAAGCGTAAGCTCAATGAAACCTCCGCTCTGGAGGGAAAGCAGCGCGAAGAGGCTGAACGTGAGCGACTCGTTTACTATCAGAAGCATCCCCTTGATTGGGTCGTTGACCGTTTGCGAGTTCCCCGTGAGACGATGGACTGGGAGCTATATCCGGGATATGAAAAACATCACTGGGACGGCACTCGTAACCCAATCAAACTCATGCTTGAATCGCTCGCACTGCGTCAATGGGTAGGCGTAGAGGGAGCAACCGGCGTCAGCAAGACATTCTTCGCAGCCTGTGCGGCTCTTTGGTTCTTAGAATGTTTCGAGAACGCGATGGTGGTGACAACGGCTCCAAAGAAGGATCAATTGGAGCTGCATATCTGGAAAGAGATTGCGCGACTCTGGCCGAAGTTCGGACGCGGCAAGTTGATGACGCAAGAGTTGCGCATGAATTCCGAAATGCCCGGCGACCAAGGATGGAAGGCGATCGGGTTCGTTGCGGGCGTCAAAGCTGAGGAGGTTGGTCAGAGCGCCCGACGTGCGCAGGGATTCCACGGACAGGACATGCTGTATGTCTTCGAGGAGACGCCCGGCGTAGCAGAAGCGATCATGACGGCGTTCCAAAACACTTGCGGTTCTCCGAACAATCTGATACTCGCCCTTGGAAACCCAGACAACCAACTCGACACGCTGCACAAGTTCTGCCAACTCAACCGCGTCGTGCCTATTACAATCTCAGGATTCGATCACCCCAATGTGGTTCTCGGTGATCCTTACCTGATGCCCGGAGCACAGAGCGAGCAAGGCCTGGTCGACATGCTTGACCGATACAAGAGCAAGGACAATCCGATGTATCTCTCTCGAGCTCGAGGTATCTCTCCGAAGCAGGCAAAAGAGGCGCTCATCCGCTATGAGTGGATCCTCCGAGCCGTCGAGCGCAGGAAGGCTTTTGAGGATGCTGAAGGCCGGCTGAAGATCGAAGAGGTCCCGGGCATGAAGACCCGGGGCGTCGACGTCGCCAACTCAGAGGACGGTGACAAGGCAGCGATCGCCCGGGGCAAAGGTGTCGTCCTGATCGAGGTCGAAGATTTCCCCTGTCCGAATGCCAATAAGCTGGGCGAGCAGGTGTTCAACGAAATGAAGAGCGAGGGCGTCGCTCCGTCCTATGTCGGTGTCGATGGAGTGGGAGTCGGGGCCGGAACGGTGAACGAACTGAAGCGGCTCGGAGCTGAGGTCGTTGATATACAATCGGCTGAGTCGGCCATCGATCTCTACGATCGAGAGCATGCTGATACGCCCGATCAACCTGATGCCTCGAAGAAAGAAGCTGTCAAGCTCGTCGAGCAATTCGACAATCTCCGATCCCAGATGTGGTGGCAGTTGCGGATCGACCTGGAGGACAAGAATTCGGATGTCTGCCTTCCCTATGACGAGTCTCTGTTCGCCGATCTGATGACCCCCAAGTGGACGACGCGCAATGGCAAGATCGTCGTACAATCCAAGAACGAGATCCGCAAGAAGCTCGGCCGCTCGCCAAACAAGGGAGATGCAGCGGTCTATTGGAATTGGGTCCGGACACTCCGGAAGACGATCGCAGCTGCCGGCGGCGTTCAGATGAAAGATGGAACGGAGAAGCAAGAACCGGCCGATGAGAAGAAACCACCGCGCTACGAACCCAAGTTCCGATCACGTCACAAGCGTTCATTCTAGGAGCCGACCATGAAGGACAAACCCTCTCTCACTATTCGCCTCGCCATGGCTCTCGATGCACTGGCCGGGGGAGATGTTACGAAGCACTTCCTGAAAGCGGGCGTTGCGCTCGAGGGGACCGACCACGGGGATGAAGGCAAGTACCGGCGGTTCAATCAGAAGAACGTCCGGGACCTCACCCCGATGCAGTTCAGCGACATCCAGAAGAAGGCGTTCTATCAGTGGCAGCGCTATCCGCTTGCAACGAGGATGATCGAGATCCTCACGGACTTCTGTGTCGGAGAAGATTTGAATGTGAAGGTCCGGATCAAGAAGCGGGCCGATGATGAGGATCTCGACACGCAGAAGAAGGACGGCCAGCAAGTATGGGATGACTTCTATGAGGATCCCGTCAATCGGCTGGATGAAGACTTCGAGACCATCGTTCAGGATCTCAGGTTGAATGGCGAGCTCGTCCTGCCGACGTTCGTCAATGACGTCAACGGCAAGGTCAGGCTCGGCTATATGGATCCGGCATTCATCAAGGAAGTGAAGTCTGTCCCGATGAACGCGCGGGAGATCGATGAGCTCGTCATGACCCCTCCGGAGGATACGAAGAATGTCACCCTCAAAGTCATTCGCTATGACGATGCCCCGAACTCACCGACCTTCGGCAAGCTCGCCGGTGAAGCGTTCTTCTTCCGGATCAACTACGTGACGACGCAGACCCGGGGGCACGGGGAGCTGACGCAGCACCTTGACTGGATCGATGCCTTCGAGCAATTCCTCTTCGGCGTGCTCGATGGGTTCGACGCGCGCAATACGTTCTTCTATGACTTGAAGATGGAGGGATTCACGAAGGACCAGATCGACAAGATGTCTGTCCCGCGCCCGACCACTGGCGAGGTCAAGATACACAATGAGAAGGCAACGTGGGAGATCCAAGCCCCCGACCTCAAAGCGGTCGATGCAAGCGAGGCGACGCGACTCATCAGGAATTTCATCGTCGGCACAAAGGGCTTCCCCGATCATTGGTTTGGCGAAGGATCCGATGTCAACCTGGCGACGGCCCAGGTGATGAGCGTTCCGACGACGCGGATGATTAAGCGAAAGCAGGCGGTCATCAAGAGAATGCTCAAGAAGATCGCCCAGTTTGTGCTTCAGTGCGCCGTCGACAAGAAAACGATCAAGCTCGAGGACGGGGAGTATTTCGATATCGAAGTCTCAATGTTTGATATCGAACGGAAGGACTCGGCCGTCATCGGCAATGCGTTCGTTCAGATTGTCACCGCGCTCAAGGTCGCGACACAGAGCGGCTGGGTGACAGACGAGAACGCGAAGAAGATCATCGACGGCATCATCGGCATGCTCGGAGTCGAGGTTGACCCCAATGAGAAGGTCGAAGACATCAAGGAGGATAACAGCACGCAGGATGATGAGGACGCGCTTGGCGGAGCTCCGCCGGTGAATGAATTTCTGAAACAGAATGACAAGGGGCTCGCAGCCTGATGAAGCGAAGCGTTCGAACGACCATCCGGGGATCGCTGAAGACGATCAACAACCTCTCCGATCTCTCGACAAAGGAATTCCTGCAGAAGGTCGATTCCTGGCGCCAGCGCGTGATCCTCGTCTTGGTCGAAGCAGGAGAGGTGAGTCCTATCACCGACGAAGGCATCAAGCAGCGCATTAACCAGGTCAATGAGGAGTTCCGGCAGAAGCTCGAGCCGGTCCTGTCAGACAATCAGCGGCGCCTGTTCATCAAAGGGATTCAGCTCGTCGACAAGGCTCTCGAGGCGGGGAGCGTCAGGGCTGCCATGCCGTATCTCTCCGAGCAGAAGCTGCAGCGGTTGAACAGTTACGGTGCAGAGCACATCAAGGGGCTGGCCGAATTCGCCCGGGCGAAGATCACGCAGGAGATCGACCTAGCCGTCCTGGGGCAGAAGTCCCAGCAGAAGATCCTCGAGGCGATCGGAACGAGACTCGATTCTCCCTCAGTCTTCGGGACGATTGCCAAGCGAGCAGAGGTGATCGTGATGACCGAGGTCAACCGGATCAACCAGATGAGCACGTCCGATCGGCTGAAGCAGGCCGTCACCCAGGTTCCGGACCTGCAAAAACGCTGGCTCCATTCTCATGTAGGCATCCCGCGCCCGGGGCATCTGGCACTGCACGGCGTGACGATCGGGGCGACGAAGCAGTTCGAGCTGCTGGGGAAGGATGGAACGGTCTATCACGTCGACGGGCCCTTTGATCCGGTCCTGCCGGCCGGCGAGGTCGTGAACTGCCGCTGCAAGATCATTCCCTACGTCGAGAGGTTTGAGAAGCAGCCTGCCGGGCAATC